CGCAAATGTAGTAAGTGCGGATGATAACTGTATTCTGTGCCGCTTCCTTATCTCTATCTTGCTCTACTTCTACATCCTTTTTCATAAAGAGCTTAACTGCTTCGTTAGTCATAACAAAAGCATTATTAACCTCGTTAAGCGCCTTAGTGAAAATGACAGGCACACCGCAAAGAGTGCCAGCTTGTCCAGTATAGACAACCTCACCCATTCTAGCAGCCTTGTAGTCCTCATCCTTTCGGAGTGCTGCTTTCCAAGAGAGAGGAGCTACTATAAATACCTTGCTCTCATCCTCAATATTAAGAGTAGAGATACCATCTACTGCTGCATCGTAGGAGAAAGTACCACTAAATTCGTGTCCAAGTGTAGCCTTTTGAGCCTCTGTGATAAAGTCCGCTGTCATCTTATTTACCATAACTTGATTAGCGCCCTTAAGCATATTGTCCACAATAGTGGGATCTTTCATAAAGTCATCGTCAAAGTAGTCAAAGACTTGCTGTACGCGCTTAACTGTGTAGTCAGTACCTACATAGGCAATCTTTCCTCTGTTGGTATTCTTTGCGCCAGTAGCAAGCTCCTCCGCTGTACCCTCATAAGTATAGGTATTAATAGTCTTTGTCATTCCAGCAGACTCTGCTAAAGAGCTATCTACTGTCATTAAGCTGCGCGTATTTACCGCAGTAGTAAGTAAGTCTGTAGCTTTCGCTTCAATTACCTTATTTTCAAATACTGTATTTGCCATATTTTATATAGCCTCCTTATTAATTAAAAAGTTTCTTATAAAGCTCTGGCTGCTCCACCATAAGCTTATTTAATTCTGCTAAACTCATCTTTTTAGCAGTTTCTCTAGTGATCTCTGCTGGCGCGCTGCCATTACCTCTAGGCGCGCTGCCCGCTATTCTTTTCTCTACCTCAGCAGTAACGGCTGCTTTAATTAGCTTATCTAGCTTATCAATATTAGCTTGGCTTTCCTCTATATCATCTGTAATTTTTATAACATCTGCTAACTCTGCTGGTAAGCCTCTGGAGCTTAATACAGATTTTAGCTCACTCTTATTTTTCTCTACTTGGAATTGTGCCAGCTGCTCCTCAAGCTCTGCTATTCTGCTGTCCTTTTCTGCTTTGGCGCGCTCATCCCCATCCAGCTTAGATAGTGATAGCTGCTTATCAAATTTCTTTTGCTGTGTCTGTAGCGCTTGTGTTACTCTCTTATCTATCATAGATTGTACATCTGCTGCGCTATAAAGCTTTTCTTGCTCTTGTACAGTAGTAGCTTGCTCTACTGTGTTTTCTGTGCTTTCATCAATTACACTAGTGTTAATGTTTTCTGCCATTGTTACTCCTTTTAAGTTATAGCTCTTGGCTATCCCTTGATAATATATTTAGTTGTTTCTTTACCGCCTAACCCCTACATAAAAGGCCTTACTACTTTCTCTATTATTAAGTAAAAATTAGGATAATAAGATTATCCAAATTTGATACAAAAATTTTTAGGCTTATTCGTCTACTACTGGCACTATGCAGCATCTACAGCGAGGATGGGCTGGGATAGGCATAGCTGCGCCTACTGGATACTTTGTCATATGCAGCTTGCCGCATACCTCGCAGCGCCTCTCATCCTCATCAGCCCACACCTCTACCATTTCTATTCCGTAGTCTGTATAGCGCTGCTTGGCTGCTTGAGTCTGGATATGCGCCAATTCTGTGCGCGCTAGGCTATCCGCTGCGCTGTAGCTTACTCCAAACCGCTCTTGTAGCATTTTCTTAAGATCACTAGTTTTTTTACCGCTTACCACACAATTTATAAGCTCATCGTTAAGAGTTTGCGCTAGTTTAGTAGTATTGCTCCAAATCCTATCACTCCAGCTCTTGCCATCCGCGCACCATATTTGATTAATAAGCTGCTTTACCGCGTTTGTATCAATAGTGGTAAATGCCTCAAGCCCCTCTAATCCAATAGAGTAGTAAACATCAAAAAAGTTAGCCTCAAAAGCTTTAGCCATAGCGCTTACTTGGCGGCTGCCCAGCTTTCTTAACTCCTCTTGCATCTGCCCTTGCATTTTCCAGTATTTATCTATCTTGTATAAGTCTGCTGGAGTAGGCGCTTTATCCGCGCCCACAGTGGCCAGCAGCTTATCGTAGGTAGCCTCAAAGTCTTTTATAACTTGCTCCATAGAGCGCCTATAATACTTTCTAAGCTGCGCGTTAAGCTCTTTAGTAGTTTTCTCCGTTAGCTTGGCTTGCGCTGTTGCCATTCTATCTTGCCAATAGGTACTCATTCCTCTGTATCCTCTGTATCATCTGCTGCGGCAGTTAATCCAAAGCCATACAGCTCCATATTAGCCGCCTTTTGCTCTTGCAGCGCCTCCAGCTCCGCGTTAACATCTGTGATAAAGGGCAGCTGCGCCAATAATGTCGCATCACTTACAGAGCCTTTAAGGGAATTGATCATATTTATAGTGGCCGTTAAGTCCTCTGGTATATTGCGCTTAAAGCTAATCTCAATATCTCTATATATCTCCTCACCAAGCATAAGAGAGGCTATGCCGCATATGATCTCTACTCTGCGCTGTAGTGCCTTTTTCATAATAGCTTCTATCTTACCCGCTCTTGTCTCCATTCCAGTAAGCCTATACTGGATAGCTATACCAGAGCTAACACCGCCTATAAAGCTCTCGCTTGAGAAATCTGGACATTGAGCCACCCTATAAATGCTATCGTGTATGCGCTTAAGGATATTCTCTACTTGGGCATCATTTGCATTTTTAGTAAGCCAAGCTGCTACTGCGCCATCTGGCAGTATTAATACCCTATCCTCTTTCATTTTCTTTATATCGTCTCTCTCTGCATCTACACCAGTAAGCGCTAGGTAAGCATCACAAAAGGCGCTATAATCATCTATCTCGCTGCTTAATATCTCGTTAGCTGCATCTTGTAAGCCTATGATACAATCAAAAATATTCTTTTCGTCTGGCAGCGCTGCTATGTTTGCTGGGCATTGGCTAAAGTAGTGCTGCTCCTCGCTTATAAAGGTAACTGCGCCATTTTCTCCAGCCATTGTATAATGTCTAATAAAGCTATCTGTATAAACATCCACATTATAAGTATCTGTATCATCCCAATCACTAGCCTTATACATTCTTACAAAGTACATTAAATCACCAGTTAAGCTATCATCATAAATACCAAAGCATTGGGTAGGATTGATAAGCCTAAAGCGTGTCTTACTATCTGCATCTATGTACATTAATTCACAAGCTGTACCATAGATAAGCATATCAAGTAAAAAGTCACTATCTGCGGCTTGGTAATCATTGTAGCGCAATACCTCCATTACATCCTCTATATCTCCTTGAGAGTGATAAGAGATATGCTCTGGAGTAGCAAGATATCCACAGTAACTATCCACAATATTCTTGCAGTAGTTAATAACTGTGCGGCTGCAAGGCTTTGTAGCATCACTATAGCTCTTGTTAAGGATTGCTTGCACTCCGTCATAGTATTTCTTATATCTTTCTAATTTTGGCTTAACAGTAATATTAAATCTATTGATCATCTTATTTAATAGCGCTGCTGTAAGCTCTGTATCTTTATTCAAATAAAACATTTATAACCTCCTTATGCAATGCGTTTCCATACATATACAGCTAAATAGGGAGGCATATTTTTACCAGTGCCATCCTCTCCAGTGCTTTGCAGTGATAATTGCCCGCTATCCGTTCCATAGCTTCCATAACTCCAAGCTGGATTTCTATAAGTTACTGATGAATTATGGCGCATTAAGTAGCCTAGCTCATAACCGTCAATATCTCCCCCATCACCTACAAATTTATGAGTATGAGATACTACTACTGCATCCGCGCTACCGCCAGTAGAGCCAGCGCTATAAGTATTACCCGCTGCCAATAGGAAAGTATCTCTAATGCGCTGCCAAGTACCAGTAAATAAAGTCTGCGGGCTTGTGCTGCTAGTAGATATATAGATAGCGCCTACTGGGTAGATTAAATCAAATATCTCCCGCTTATCTGCTGCTGTCCAATAGTCAGTACCCTTAACTGGTGTATATCCATCTGCGCCATTTGCGCCATCCTCTCCTTTAGGCGCTGTAAAAGTAGCTGTAGTACCATCTGCAAAAGTCTGTATATAGATATTGCCGCCTTGTGCATCTGTGCCACTTAATCTAGTAGTAACAATCTGCGCGCCAATCTCTCCGCGCTCACCTTGTATACCTTGCTCTCCGCGCTCTCCCTTTTCTCCGCGCTCACCTTGTGCGCCAGTTTCTCCCTTTTCTCCTCGTTCTCCTTGCGCGCCTATGCCTATCTCACCTTTTACACCTTGCGCGCCTCTTACTCCAGTATCTCCTTTATCACCTTTTAAGTCGCAGCTACTAGTGCCGCTATCACTGGTAATAGTTAATACTGTGCCATTCCATTCGTGATAAATATTCCCCATAAAAACCTCCTTACAAGCCTAAAACTGCCTTATTTAAAGTCTTAAGCTGTTTGTTTGTGTATATATCACTATAAGCATATCTGCAAGCATCTATAGCGTGGCTATATTCGTGTGTTGTATCCTCTGTCCATTCTCCAGTAGCCTTACTCTTGATATAGCTAAAGTTTTCTAGCTCTGTTATAAAGTTAATGCAGCTAGGATGGACAATTAATAAATGATCTTGTAAGAACATTAGCCCAGCCTTTACAGAGTCTTTACCCTTAGCACAGCCTACCGCATTTATCCCCTCTTGCTTAAAGTATTGGATAGAGCGCGGCTCTGCTGCATCTACATATAGCTTGCTTTTCTTTAAATTCATATTGTCAATAGCAGCCGCTAGCTCTGTTAGCTGGCAGCCAGACTTATAAAACTCGTTAAATACATATATAGTCTTATTTTCTCTATCATAAAGAGTATCAATAATAGCGCTCTTGTCTATCCAGCCCAAGTCCATTCCCGCTCTATGCTCATAACCAAGAGCCGCAAGCTCCATGGCATTAAAGCTCTCCTTGCGCCAATTCTTAAGTACCAGCCCCTCGTTATCTACTCCCCAGACTCCATCACAGAATATTCGCGCCTTAGCTGGATTGCGCGTATAAAGCTCCTCCAGCTCCGCTATATATTCCGCACTTAAAAAGGGATTATCCCTATAAGTGCTATGGATAAATCTAAAGCTTGTAGGCGGGCTAATCTCGCAAAAGGTATATAGCCAATGATTGCGGCTAATTGGATTAAAAGCCATTATTATCTGCTGCTTTTGAGTGCTGCCCCTTAAGCGCAGATTTAACTGCTCTACAATTGGTAGTGGTACTTCGTATGCCTCCTCAATAAAAACACAGCCTATATTATTAAGAGAAAGTAGTTTAGTTTCCTCGTCTAGCCCTATAAAGATGATCTCCGAGCCATTGGGAAATTTAATATTAAAGTCTGTCTCTCTGATCTTGACATAAGGCAAGAGCTGCCACTTTGCTAGGATATCCTTGAATAGTGAAAAGCAAGTATTGCGGATGGTAGTGGCTGTGCGCCTACATACCAGTATCTTTATCTTTTCACTACAAGCGCGCACTATAAGCTTTTGAGTAATAAAGTAGCTCTTGGCACTACCGGCACTGCCCATATAAACCTCCCAGCGCGTATCATAGTCCAATAGATAGGGATAAAATTTAGGCACAAATAGAGACTTTTTAAGCTCTAAATTAATCTGTGCCATATCTACTCCACTACTTTCTCAAAAGCTCATTTACAAGCCCTTGTAGCTCTTTATAATCATATCCAGCAGCTGTAAGCTTTCTCTTACGCGCTGCTCCGTTACTCCATTTGCCCTCTATTATCTCCTCTGCTATCTCTCTATAAGTCTTGCGCCCGCCAAAAGTCTCTATAGGCGCTTGCTCTTGATTAAGCCAATAGGCTCTCTTGCTGCGCGTGTCAATATGTACAAAAGAGCCATATAAGCCTATACCTTGTATGCCTATGTATTCGGCATAAGCCGCTACCATATTGGGCGCGACTCCCTTTACTACAATATCTGCGGCTTTGCCTTTGGTGTGCATAGAGTTACTAGCTCCACCTACTGCTTTATTATGCTTTGAGCATCTATAGCCGCTATTTATATATATTTCTTTCTTATAGTGATCTCTAATCATTTGCAGTAGATTAACTAATTTAGCATCTACTATTGTCTTTTTGCATTTTCCGCATTTACACTCAAATTCTTTTAAATTAAAATTGTTAGATAGCTTAAGCTGCTTTCCTCTGCTGTATGTTGCCATTGTTGCCAGCTCCTTTATCTTTTTCCTACTCTGCCAATAAGCGCAAGTATAATAAAAGTACCGCATATAATACTAGTAATTGTAATACCTACCATAGCTGCCTCCTTAATCTCCAATAATGATATTAATATCTGTGCTTATGTCAGCCTCTACGCGCTGCGTTTGTAGTCCTAACTGCTTTTGCAGCAAGTCCAGCGCCTTAAGCTGCGCTGCTGGTGTATAATGTTCATCATCTTTATTTGAAAAGGCTATTTCTGTTAGCTTTAGTGCCACTCTTTCCGCGTTTACACAAGCTTGGGAAAAAGCCTCTTTTTGCAGAGATACTATATATTCCTTAATCTCTGGCTTTCTAAAAGTCTTACAATATCTTTTCCTTGCATCCTCAATAGAGCAGCCATAGGCTTTCTCATATGCTCTAGAGGCATTATAGCCATTTGCTATATACTCCTCGCAAAAGGCTTGCTCTTTCTTTGTTAGTGCCATATTAGCTACCTCCTTATTAATTCCCAAGTAAATCCCTAGTAAACTTGTCCTATATCTACTAGGGATTTTAACTAAATTTTTTTATTTTTTCAAACTAGCATTGAGCCTTGCCAACATTGCCTAGTTTTCTCTTAAAGAGTCTCTTATAGACAGCAGCGCCATAGAATGTATAAGCGCTATTTCTGCCTATTCTGCCTCTGTTAATCCCTCGCGCTCAAGCTTATCCTCCAGCGCATCTAATCTAGCCTTGTAATCCATAGTTACCTCCTTATAATGTTTGTGTTATATCTAAAATATCTTTAAGCGCCACTAGTAGCCCAGTGCTATCCTATCCGCAGCGCGCTAATCTGGGCTGTAATATCTTTACTCTCTCTCTTAACGCGGCAAGAGGAATAATATAAAAGGTACTGCTGCGCGCATCCCCATAGGCTATATAATCAGCCTAGCAGAAATTAAACCAGCCGCGCCCGCCCTTACTATGCACATTAGTAAGCTCTAAGTACATATTGCCAGTATTGTTAATCCTACTATCCCACTTAACCTCAAAGCTCCTTGTTAAGCTTGTAGCTGGGGATGTAATAATAAAGTCTATATCCTTGCTCCAGTATTCTGGATTACTGGATACATCCTCTACCTAGTAGCTCTGGCTCTCCATAATTCTCTTAAAGAGCGCCTCTCCATATTTGCCATTAGCCATTGTTTTTTACTCCTTTTCTATTGATCTCATATATTATTGAAAATTGTTATAATAGGATTAATTATTTTTGATATAAAATTTTTGGCAAGAGGCGCGCTATACTCAAATGCCTCACAAGCGCCAAAATTTGCGTTTTAATCTCTTTTATTTCTTGGGCGCTTACTTATACTTGTTTTGGCAGAAAACAAAAAAGAGAGCCAAAATTAGCTCTCTCAGTACATTTAAAATTAATACTCACTCACAGAAATAAAAAAAGGAGAGGCGCTTAAGCCTCTCCTACAATGTAATCTATCTGGCTGTCTATCTCCGCTACTACTGTGTTATAGCAGAGCGCATTAATCACCAGCTTTCGCGCCAGCGCTTTACTAATGCCGCGCGCCTCCGCTTGCTCCTCTACTATGCTATTTACTACCTCTGCCAAAGTCAAGTTATAAAGCTCCATCATTATGCCATAGCCTCCTCAATGTAATCAAATACCTCCTCTAAGCTATCAATAGCATAGCTCAAATTCTCGCAAGCTGCCTCTGCTTTCTCATAGCGCTCCGACTCCCATAAGCTCTCTGGGATATTATCGCGCGCCTCCTCCTCATTCGCCATAACCTCCTCAAGCGCATCCTTAAGTATCTCCAGCTGCTCCGCTATCTCCTTAAGGCTCTTTCTTCTTTCCTTATTCATACCCATTCACTTTCTATTATTCGGCTTGCCGCCTTTGATGGTACTATTATACTACTATTGCCTTATTTTGTCTATTGACATATTAACCAAACTTTGCTATTATCTATTGTTTACTATTGCTATATGCCTATTGTTACCCATTGTTTCCTTATGCTTGCCTTATATATCTCTATTACTCCCTATCAATAGCAATAGAAAAAGGAGAGGCGCGCTTGCCTCTCCTTTTTTAGCTCTTATCTATCATCCAACATATAAAGGCTATTATACCCAAGAAAACCACTCCAGCTATTGCTGCTGCTTTCCATTCTCGCATAGTGTCTAGCCACATATCAAAAGCATCTTTAATATTGCGCGTTTCCCATAGCGCTGATATAAAAAATATCAATGCCCAACCAAGCATTAATAATACTATTGTCCATATACTCATAAGCTTATGTCCATATCATCAATAGCAATTCTGGCAGCGCGAATAGCCGCGCCTAATTGCCTCATTGTATGTCATTGGTGTATAGTATTTCATTCCAGAGCAATATGATATCCTATGTATCTTGCCAGACTTGCTCACATATACTATCTCACTTATATCCTCTGTCTGATCTGGGATAGTCGGTAAAGTAAAAGTAGGGAGCTTATCAATTTGCTTATCTATCTCCTCCTCATAGTGAGCTTTCCAAGACTCATAAAAGGTATCCTCTGTTGCCTCTGTCTCTTTTGCGCTATCGCAAGCTACCGCGCCCATCATCAAGAGTACAAGGCAAAGCAATAGAGCTATAAATCTTTTCATACCCTTTATACCTCGTCTATTACCTTTACTGCCTCTTTAAAAGTTAAGCCTTTAGCTATAAGCTCCTCTGCGCCCATCTGCTTTACACACCAGCAAGCGCTGCCCGCGCCCGCATCCGCTGCAAAGTCCTTAAGGATATAGTATCCATTATATTCGTATACACCCTTTTTCTTATATACTGGCTCTTTCTTGGCTTTAAGCGCTTGCTCTATTGATAGTGCCTTTATCGCATAACCAGCGCACTCCTTGTGAGTGATCGCGCCAAGAGTACAAGCCATATCCATCAAGCCTCTTAAGTATGCAATATAAAAGTCTACATCTGTTGCATCCTCCATATCAGCAAAAGCCTCTTGGATAACCGCAAGCGCCTTTTTTCTGCTTTCCGCTTTCTTGATATTCTCAAACATTCTATTTATCCCCCTATTGAGAAATTATGGTAATATAATTATACTCCCTTTTTACCAATATTTTCAATAGGCATAATATACAAAAAACTTACTCTATAATTATTAAATCTACCAGCTCATAAATCTCTTGAAATAGTTTTTTTGTCTTTTCGTCATAAGCTGCCAGCTCAAATCCTTTACAATAGTAATAACAGCAGCCATACTTACCCCATAGGGCGCTAAAGGCTTTTTTATAAGCCTCTTGATTATTCTTGCACTCTTTTACCATCTGCGCGCGCTCCGCGAACCAAGCCCGCGCCTCTGCCTCTGCTTCTTGATCACCAGTAACAAGCTCGCGCTGCTTATTGTATAGAGTGCGCCAGCAGCTGCGCTCTCCCTCTTTGGCCAATAGCCCGCGCTCTATAAGCTTTGCTCCCCAGCTTTTTAAAGTGCGCTCACTAACTGTAATACCATAGGCAGCCTTAAATATCTCCTCTCTTTCTTTCCACGGCATAGAGCAAAAGCCATCTACCTCGCTAAAAGCCTTGAGAAAACAAGCAAAAGCAAAGCTATCTATCTGTATATCAAGCTTAAACTCTCTTATCATTATTTCATTAAGGCGCGCGGCCGCACTCTCTGGCGCGCTTGTTATCTCTATTGCACATCTTGTATAGGTATATGTATACCCCCATTTATTAAGCGTGTTTTCCACATTGCGCTTAAAGTTACCATCCAGCTTTACAGATAAGGCTTGTGCTATCTCCTATCTGCTATAGCTCCTAATTTCTAATTGCTCCAAAGTATAAACTCTCCTTGATTATAAATATTATGCAGCTCAAACTGCTCACTTATTAGTAGAATTCATCAAAGGTTTTCACAAATATTAATATTATATATCTTGTGAAAACCTTTGATGATTTTTGCCTATTGCTTGCTCTATTGCGCGCCTTATTTCATCTGTATTATCAAACATATATACAGAGTAGTTAGGGCGCAGCTTATTGGGCGCTGTTTGCTTAATCTCATATCCCATTTTTACTAGTGTTTTAGCTAGTCTCTTGCTGAATACTATATAATACTTACCCATTGCGCGCCTCCTCTAAAAACTCTGTTAGCGCCAGCCTTACAAGATCACTAACACTAATACCGCGCGCTTGCGCCTCTATCTATACCCGCTCTTTCTCCTCTGCTGTTACTCTTGTAGCTATTACAGCTGCATAGTCTTTGCCATATTCTCTTGCCATATTATTTCTCCTTTTGTTTATTTGTTTACATTCCTCTTATTCAAATGGGCGCTAGTGGCTACTCTAGCGCCCGCAATTAAAGGAGGAACGCGATACACAAAACCTATTAAGCTTTGCTCGTTCATATTTATATAACTTTTATATTAATAGGATTAATCTAATTTGATAAAAAATTTTTACTGCTGCGCGCTTTAGGGCAGAGGCTATACACTCACTACTATAGCCTCCGCTGCCGCGCTTAATACATTGTTATCACTCCTTTACACATTAATTATATATAAAGTCAGCAATGATTAATGTATTATTGAATTCTCTAATAATATTGTAATACTATTATAATCAAATTTTTTCTATTTTTCAAAAACCCGCGCCATAAATTTACAGAATATTCTTGACAAAGCCAGCCTATTGCTGTATAATGTATATGCGCCTCAGCATTTCTTATAGTTATAAAGGAGTATTACTATGACAAAGAAAGATATTAACGCTGAATTTATCCGTAACTATTGCCGCAATAACGAGGAGGCAAAGGCTTGGTATAATGGCTTTATTACCACTCTCGTAACTGTTACCGCAGAGGATGGCACTACCACTACCAGAAAGCCCACCTTTATAGAGCTTCAGCTTGCTTTTATTAAGCTGTATTTCCCTGAGTTTGCGCCCAAGCCCAAGCGCGCTAAGAAAGAGAGCATTTACGATCTGCTCTGATCTCCCCTAACCCTTATAAACCCTAGATAATATAAATGGCTCACAGAAAGAATTAGAGGCGCTGTGAGCCATTTTATTTATTTATTGCGCGGGAAAGCCAGCGCCTTTTTTTATTGTTCTAAAGATTTTTACTGGCGGCTTAGCCATAACTGGACAATCCGCAAAGCCTATGGTAATATCAAGGGCAATAGGAGAGTGAAAATAATGTCAGTTATTAGAGTACATAAGAGCGCCAATTTTACAGTAATGAGTAACTACCATTTTAAAGAAAAGGCTATGAGCCTTAAAGCAAAGGGATTATTAAGCCTTATGCTAAGCCTACCAGATGATTGGAACTATAGTATATCTGGGCTTGTAACATTGTCGAAAGATGGGAAAGATAGTGTAATGAGTGCATTAGCAGAGCTGGAGGAGTTTGGCTACCTATTGAGG